CCTCACACTCCTTGACGAATGGCTCGCAAAACATCCGACCCAACTATTCATTCGAACACAAATCTCAAAGCGCGACCCTTCCGAACCAAAGAAGATACGTCCCGTCTACTCAGTAGATGATCGATTTCTTCATATCGAAAAGACCCTCACCACGCCACTCCTCGCTCAAATGCGCAACCCGCAATGCTGCGTCGCCCATGGCCTAGAGACTTTCCGCGGATCAATGTCTTTATTAGACAAAATCGCACTCTTTTTCCTCTCGTTCATTTCGCTCGACTGGTCTCAGTTTGATCAACGCCTCCCCTATTACGTTGTAATCGCTTATTATCTCGACTTCCTCGCTTCCCTGATTATTATCTCCCACGGCTACATGCCCACCCGTAATTATAATTCCACCAACTCCAACCCCCACTCCTTCGCACAACGACAGTTTAATGTGCTAATCTTCCTCACGACATGGTATTTAACTATGACCTACGTCGCCTTCGATGGTTATGCCTACTTTCGTCAACACGGAGGTGTACCCTCCGGACTGCTCAACACGCAATCGCTTGACTCCTTCGGCAACATGTACATCATTGTAGACTGCTTACTGGAATTTGGATACACGGAACAAGAATGCCTCGACATGCTCTTCTGCGTCCTCGGTGATGACAACCTCATTTACCTACGCAATAATCTAGAACGCACCACGCGTTTCATGATCTTCCTTGAAGAATACTCCCTCTCCCGACACGGTATGGCTCTTTCCATACTAAAATCAATGTATTCTAATCTACGATCAAAGATTACTTTCCTGAGCTATGAGAATAACTTCGGACACCCTTCCCGCCCAATTGGCAAACTAGTCGCCCAACTCGCTTTCCCTGAACGCCCGGTTCACACCGATCGTGAATGGATACACGCAGCCCGCGCCCTTGGTTTAGCCTATGCATCCTGTGGCCAAGACCCAGTCTTCCACCTACTATGTAAAATGGTCTATGAAGAGTTCAAACCCTCCGTCCCCGTATCTTCGCATCACATCAATAAAATATTCAAGAAATGGAAATACCAACTTCCTGAATTTGACATTGAATCTGTGACCTACACATTTCCTGACTTCCCCACCTGTCAAGAGATTTACCACCTAGTCTCCGACTATGCCGGTAGTTTCTCTGAAACCGACAAATGGAATTTCAATGTGTTTGAAGTACCACCCAGTGATAACCTACAAGATTTCACGACCCTGAAAGACTTTATCAAGCAATCGCCTGAAATGTCCAACACCGTTAACGAATTTTGGCACGGTAAGAGATCCTTGTGATTTCCATCGCTAATTTTTTTCTTTTAAAA